AAATATCCTTGTACTGATGATGGGGGCAAGAATGGTTTTACATATCATGATGAAAACCCATTGGATGTTGACATTGTAATCGTAGATGAGATTTCAATGGTTGATGCTTATCTTTTGTATTATCTTTTAAGAGCAATCCCTTCAGGTGCAAAGCTTATCTGTCTTGGAGATATGGGACAGTTAGAGTCAATTGGGTGTGGCAACATTGCGTTTGATATGATCAATTCTCCTGAGATTCCTACGGTATATCTTAGTCAAGTACATAGACAAGCAACAGCATCAGCCATTGTTACAGAAGCAAGACGCATTCGTAAAGGAATACAGATTGTAGAAAAAGACTGGGTTGGTACAGAGACAAGAGGAGAATTGCAGGATTTATCATTAGATTGTTATTCAGATAAGAGTAATACTTTCTATAAAATAATGCAGAGATTTTCAGAAGCAATGAACACAGAGAACTTCAATGTTATGGAAACTCAGATACTTGTTCCTGTTAAGAAACAAGGTGATGCTTGCACTTATAACATCAATAATACGATTCAGGATTTATATAATCCAGAAGACGACAATAAAGAACAGATTGAGGTTGTATCACAAGGCAAAGTAACAATTCTTCGAGAAGGAGACAAAGTTATCAATACACAGAATACATACAAAACCAATCCACCTATCTTTAATGGTAATCTTGGTATTATTAAAAAGGTATTTCCAGAAGATAAAGCAGTGCTTATTTCATTTATGGGTATTGGAGAGGTATATGTAGAAGGAACACAAGTTAATAGTATTGAACTTGGTTATGCGATTACAGTTCACAAGTCTCAAGGTTCTCAGTTCGATCATGTTATTTTCGGCATTGATTTTTCATCATATTCCCTTTTAACAAGAGAATTGTTATATACAGGAATTACAAGAGCAAAGAAAAAATGTGATTTGGTTGCTCAAACTGGTGCTTTGAGAATGGCTATCAGCAAAGAGGGCGTAAGTAAGAAACAGACTCACTTACAGCAGTGTTTATATAACACAGCTCATCCAAAGTTAGTATTTTAAGAGAATAATACAGTAGAGGATTTCTGGAATGCCCATAAATAGGGCGTTTCAGAGACTCAAAAAGCCAAGGAAAGACGGATTTACTTTGGACACAATATATAGTACAAAACTAACAACTAAAAACGCTATATATTGTACCTGAAATAATAAAAAGGGGGTGAATTATGAAATTAACAGGAGAAATAATTCTTGACGAAAAGACAACTCAACAATTGAAAGAAGAAGTCAGAGTAGAAGTTTTAAAAGATATAGAAAAAGACGGTCTTGATTATGAAGAAGCGTTAAAATTTATTAAAAGCATTAATTCTATTACTGGATTCAGGAATTTTTTTATAGATAGTCTATCTGAATTTTTACCAAAGATAAAAAGTGAAGATTTCCATTTTGATGATGAAAAAATTTTTAATAAATTGAAGATGTGCTTAGAAATTATGAAAATGTAATTATTAACAATAATTAAGATTAGCAAGAATCGACAGTTTCTTTGGAAGATTTGGAGGTTATATATGATGGACGATAGAGCAAGTACAGAATATAAGCTAATTATAAAAATTTGTGACCAAAAAAAATGTGCAGAATATGATCCGTTTAGATTATGTTATGTAGATGATTGTATGAGTTGTCCAAATTCAAGAATAAAAATTATTCGTGAAGATGGAGTAGTAATGCGTGATGATTTTAAAGATAACAAGAATGTAAACGCAAAAGATAAATTATGGTCTTATCAAAGAATGTTTGAAAGAGATGGTGTAGAACTATTTGAAAAAATGTACAATGTTAATTTTTCAAAATGGCAGAAGAAATATCTTTCAAAAATATTCAATAAGTTAAAGAGTAAAAAGAACAATTAAGCTGTAGATTCTTGTGAAAATTAAGGAGGCAAAAAATGAACAGAATAACTATTAATGGTAAAACAATCACATGTTCAGGAACTAATGTTGTCATCAACAATGGAATGGTTATTGTAGATGGTAAAACAATTCAAGAGTGTAATAGTGGTGATATTAAAGTCACTATCGAAGGAGATGTAAACAAAATTGATTGTGGTGGATCAGTAGAAGTTCACGGCAATTCAGGAAGTATTGATTGCGGTGGTAGTTGTGAAGTCAGTGGGGATGTCAAAGGAGATATAGACGCAGGTGGTTCTGTAACTTGTGGTGACGTATCAGGTGATATAGATGCTGGTGGAAGTGTGAGATGTAGAAGATAAGGAGAGTAATAACAAAAAAGGAGAACAAAAAATGGACACAATTGTTGTAAATTTGTTTGGTGAACCATCAGCAGGTAAAAGTACCTGTGCAATGGATATTACAGCACAATTAAAAAGACACGGTATCAATGCTGAATATGTTTCAGAATTTGCCAAGGATAAGGTATATGAAAATAATGGTGAGATATTTAAGCATCAGGAATACATTTTTGGTAAACAGTCATTCAAAATGGGACGTGTGAAAGATAAGGTACAAGTTATGATTGTTGACTCTCCTTTAATATTAAGTGCCGTATATAACACTGACGAAGTGTTGGGAGAAGACTTTAATAAGACTGTACTGAATGTATTTAATTCATATAATAATAGGAATTATCTACTCACAAGACACCATTCTTATGAGAACGAAGGAAGATTCCAGAATGAAGACGAAGCAAAAGAAGTGAGAAAAGAAATTATTGATAAGTTAAATCAATACAATATTAAATATGAAGAGATTGCTTCTACAGAATCAAATTGTGAATACATAGTAGAAGAAGTTATGGAGGAAATTAGAAATGAACAGTAAAGGACATTTATTTATTAGTTTAGGGAAATCAGCAATCAGAGTAATTGGTGGAATTGTAACATTAGTGAATGGTTCGATTATTCCACTAGCAGTAGGAATTATTGTTGCTGAAGTTGGTGGTGTGTTAGAAGAATTGGTTGATGAGAGATAGGTTAAGAAGAAACAGTTTCTTGCGAAGATTAGAGGTGATTAAGTGGTATTAATAAATGACAACTGGGAAGAAGTTAGAGATTTGGAAGATGTTTCTAAAATAATCAGAGAATATTTTAATGAAGATTTGGCTTATGAAATGGATAAGATGATTCCTGAACATACAGACGAAGAATATCGGGATTTAGAATGGCAATTAGAGGAAAAAGATGGTGATATTACTTCATTAGAAGATGAAAATGATACTCTTAAAAATCGAATTGAGATTTTAGAAGATAAAATAGAAGAGTTGGAAGAAAAATTAGATAAATGTAAATAACAAGAATCCATTATTTCTTATGAATAGATTAAAAAAATAGGAGAATTAAAATGAAAACAGTTTTTAACTGGTTCGGTGATGATTGGAAGAGAGTAAAAAATCATTGTAGAACCACGGATAATAAAGATTTTACAGAGAATGAAGCAACAGACACTTTTAAAAAGAAGTTGCTTATATCTGAACATTCGCCAATTAGATTACTTGAATTTGATTGGTCGTGGAAAAGTATTTATTACTGGTTGAGTACGGAGTGGTCGAGACATAAATTTGAAAAATTTATTAGCTCACAAAGAGATGATAGATTGGTTGATGATACTCCACGAGGTAAGAAACCACAAGATGCATTGGTTAATTTTGATGGCTATGCTAATATGCAAAACCTTATTGATAGTTGGAGAAAAAGATTGTGTGGCAATGCTACACCAGAAGCAGTTGAATTGGCAGAAGACTTCAAAATTGAATTACATAAGACACATCCTTATGAATCAGATGTGTTAGTTCCTCATTGTATTTATCGTGCAGGTTGCCCTGAGTTTGGTTGTTGTGGAAAGATTACTGATTTTATTAAATGGGCAAAGGATAATAATAAGGAAATTAATTGGCTTAATATTCAAAATAGATATGATTTATACAATGAATGGTTTTATGAAGTACACAAGTAAATGTTCATTTCATAGGAGGTGATTAATATTAGAAATACGAATAGATTATATGGTTTTTATAATGAAGTAAAACGATTGCATATGACATACTTTCCTGATTGGAGAGTAGGACAATTTTGGATGAACTTTTTAAGTTGGGTACAGAATAAAAAGAAGCGAGATCCGTTCTTCCCAGAAGAGTCAGAAATGCTTATATACTTAAAAGAATATTGTGGAGAGGAAAGGTAGAATGGAAGAAGTAATTAAAATTTTCAAACAGATACAAAATACAAATAGTACAAACGATAAGAAAGCTATTATTACAGCGAATAAAGATAATGAGCTATTCAAAAAATGTTTAGTATTTCTGCTTGATTCAAATATTGTAACTGGTATCAGCGATAAGAAATTAGGTAAAGATTGTTTTATCCTTGGGCATGATGTTTGCAATTCATTTGAGATGTTGATGGAATATCTAAAAAAGAATAATACAGGAAGTGATTATGATATAAGAACTGTAAGATTCTTTATTGAAAATCAATCAGAAGAATATCAAGACTTTTATAAACAGATGGTTACAAAAAAGTTTCGTCTTGGCTGTGATAAGAAAGTTGTAAACAGTGTAATTCATGGTTTGATTCCATCATGGGATGTACAGCAAGCATATCCTATTTCTGAAAAGAATGAACCAAAAGACAATGAATGGTTTGCTTTGTCCAAAAAACTTAATGGCAATAACTGTGCATATTATAAAGGGCAGTTAATCAGTCGACAGGGTAAACCATTTACAGGTCTTGACCATATTATTAAAGATATTGAACAATTACCTAAACATGAAAATTATATGTTTAATGGTGAACTAATTCGTAAAAATTATGATAATCTTTCTGATAATGACAACTTCCAAATTGGAACTGGTATTATCAATTCTGACGATTCTGATAAATCTTGCATTAAATTTGTAATCTATGAATGTATCCCAAATGAAGAATTTGAAAATGGCGAGAGTAAATTAAAATATAAAGCTCGTAGAGAACAAATTTTAAATCCACTAACAATAGCAATTTCTCGACTTCAGACAGATAATCTTGAAGTTGTTCCTATTATATATGAAGGAACTGATAAATCAGTTATTCAGCCACTGCTTGATAAAGCTGACAAGAATGGTTGGGAAGGTTTGATGCTCAATAAGGATACTAAATGGAAGAATAAACGAAACAACGGAATTCTTAAAGTTAAGTCATTTAAACATGCTGACATTCGCTGTATTGATATTGTCGAAGGTGATGGTAAATATAAAGGTACACTTGGTCTAATCAAATGCGATTACAAAGGATGTGAACTCGGTGTAGGATCTGGATTTACTGATGAGCAAAGAAATTACTATTGGAACAATCCTGATGAGATTATTGGTAAAATTGTGCAGATTAAATTCAAAGGTGAAACAAAGAATAAAAATGGTGGAATTTCTGTTCAGTTCCCTATTTTTGAAATCGTGAGAAATGACAAATCTGAACCTTCTTATAATTAACAATTCGCTAAATATTCCCAATTCAAACAGAGAATATACAAATGTAACGTACCAATAGCACAAAGGAGGCAATGTATTTTATTACGAAAAATGACATTTGGAATGGCAGTTGTTGTAATTCTCACAACTTCTGTTCCAACAGCACAAGCAGAGGTTTATGACGAAAAACCTTGCATAACAGTCACGCCCTGTCTTACGGCAGGGTTCAGCAATCAATTAAACTTGTTATCTCAATCAAAAGAGAAAATTAAGTACAAGAAAAAATATGTAAAAGGTACATATGTGAACATTCGAGAGCAGCCAAGCAAGAACTCAGAAGTTATCAAACAAGTTTCGTTTAATGAAAAAGTTATTATCATTGAAAACGAGCTTACAAACGGTTGTTGGTATACTGTCGATCTTGATAACAAAATTGGCTATATCCATAAAGACTATGTATCTGATAAACCAATCAATTACAGGATCTACAACGTTCCATGTGTTAAGAATAAAACTTGGATGCCATATGCTATTAAAAAGAAAATAGATGGAACGTATCAAACCGTTAGTATTTTTGCTAAGTCATCCAAGCAATATAAGCTTCAACAGAAAGCATATACAGGCGATTATGGTATTCGAATGGTAAATGGAAGATATTGTGTAGCAATTGGTTCACATTTTGAATGTAAGATTGGTCAGTATTTTGACTTGATTTTAGCAAATGGTGAAGTAATTCCTTGTATTATGGCTGATCAGAAGGCAAATAAACACACTGATTCTGCGAATATCATCACAACATCTACAAATTGTCTTAGTGAATTTATTGTAGACAGGAATGCTTTAAATCGTAATGCAAAACGTGATGGTGATATATCTTCTTGCTGTCCAGAATGGGAATCTACTGTAAAGCAAGTTAAAGTATATGGAAAGGTGATCTAATGTTTATTAGTGGGGTTTGTTTTAGGGAGGTGAAAAAGGAAAATGGAAAGAACATATAAATTAGATTTACAAAGTATCAATGATGCAAAAGATTTTGTAGTGGCTATAAACAAATTAAATAGCGAAGTTGATGCAAGGTACGGTGTACGTGTTGTCGATGCAAAATCTATGTTAGGATTACTAAATATATCTCATTGTAAGCCATTAGAGATGACCATTTACTCTGATGATGAAAATGAGATAAGTGAATTTGCTGAAATTTGTAAGAAATATGAGGTGAAAAAGAATGACAAACAGAGAGAAATATAAAGAAGAACTTATTGATTTGGCGATAAAAAGAAATATTTTTGCATTAGTAAAAGGAGTCCCAAAGCTATGTAATGAAACATATTGTGAAAATTGTGATTATGATTATCTTGATAAAGATTGTGATTGCGCGAGTAAAAGACAAAATATTTTTAAATTATGGCTAAACAAAGAATATGTCGAACCTCCTATTGACTGGATTAAAGTTGCAGTAGATACACCAATTTTTGTCAGAGATGGAGAAAATGAAACATGGGCGAAAAGACATTTTGCGAAATACGAAAATGGCAAGATTTATACATGGACAAGTGGAACAACATCTTGGAGTGGGGAAGATGATAGCATGATATCGTGGAAATATGCAAAACTTGCCACAGAGGAGGATATGAAGAATGACTAATTATTCACAGGTATTAGAGTTAGATGAAATTACATTAGAAGATTGCATGAATTTATTCAAATATGGCAAAACAACACTAATTGAAGATGGTAGAATTACAAATATCTTGGAAGAAGGTGATTGATTATTCTTTGTTTTATTGGTAAAAGCGCAAGTGGTAAAACATTTGTGCGAGATAAATTAGTAAAAGAACATGGTTATAAAAGTCTGGTAACATTTACATCTCGACTACCACGAAAAAACGAAAAGCAGGATATTACATATCATTTTATTTCTCAACAAGATTTTGAACAGAAAATTGAAGATGGATTTTTTGCAGAATGGAAGAAATATGATACTGAGCAAGGTGTTTGGTATTATGGCACTGCATTAACGGATTGTTATGACGCAGACGATGATACCGTAGCGATTCTTACGCCTGATGGTATGAGAGATTTGCAAGCAATAGAGATCCCTATGGTTGTCATCTACTTATATAGTAATTTAAACACGATTAAACAGAGATTGTCTATTCGTGGCGATAATCCAAAAGAGGTTGAAAGGCGTATGAAAGCTGATATTAAGGATTTTAATGGTGCTGAAATGCTTGCGGATAGAATCGTATACAATAATCAATCTGATGATATTGAGGATGTTATCAGTAATGTTGACTATTGGTACAGAAAAATTTTGAAGGAGAAAGCGGATGAGTAATAAACTGACTATTTATTTAGCTGGCAAAATGGGCGGTCTTACAAAAATTGAATATAACACATGGAGAGAAATGTTAAAGAAGAAACTCGAAATTGCAGCAGAGTGTTGTAATTCAATGATTCAGGTCATCAATCCTGCCGATTATTTTGATTTTGATAACATAGAAGGTCATACAGATAAGGAAATTATGCAGTTTGATCTCAATATGGTACGTCAAAGCGATATTGTGATTGCGAACATTAATGGTATCAATGAAAGTATTGGAACAGCAATTGAAGTTTATGAAGCAAATAGATTAAATATCCCTGTTATTGCATATGCAAACATGCCAGAAATATTAGAACACAAAAGAAATAATGCTATTTTTGACAAGACTCACCCTTGGATCAAGGAATGTTTAGCAACGAATCTAATGTTTCATGCGGATGATGTTGTGCAGTATGTGAAGGATTTTTATATGGTTAGATATTAGGAAAGGAAGTGATTGAGATATACACAGGATATATGAGTTGTCGAAGTCTTGCTGATGCGTTATATGATAAAGACAATTTCGTAACAGTTCAAGTTGGAGACAGAGAATATTATATTAAAACTGTTAAGCAGAAACGAACCCATGCAAATTTAGATGATTCAGTGATGCACACGGTTCTAGTTTGTGAAGAATAGATTGGGGGTAATCATGCCAGATATGACATTATGTAGCAGTTTACATTGTCCAGTAAAAGGAGATTGTTTTCGTGCCACCGCAAAACCAAATCCAGTGAAACAGAGTTATTATAATTTTGAATATACTTGTCACGAGGATAATGGCTTTGCAGATTTTATTAAAAAATGAAAAGAAAGGTTGATTTTCTTATGGAATAGAGAAAGGAGATAAAATGAAATTCAATTTTATAGATTGTATAGAATTTGAGATTGATTGGAAAGCTGTAGCAGCGATTGCAGCATGTGTACTTGGTTATGCAATCATAACAGTAGTTTAGAAAGGAGATATAAATATTGAAAAAAGTAAAAGTAATTCAAAGAGATTGTTCAGAAGCTGATTTTGATAAGTCTAAGATCTCAACTGCAATTTTTAAAGCAATGAAAAATGGTTCAGGTATTATAAAACCAAAGATTGCAGATGACATTGCAAATGAGATTGAAGAAGAGTGTAAGGACAAAGACGAAGTAAGTGTCTCTGATATTGAATCAATGGTTTATGATAAATTAATCACCAAAAAACAGAGACTTACTGCAAAAGCATATGAAGGATATAGAAGTATTCGTGAGTTTCAGAGAGAGAATGAGAATACAATTGATACAGAAATTACAGAATTATTGAGTGGGGAAAGTGACTATTGGAATAATGAAAACTCTAATAAAAACCCAAGACTTAATACAACACAAAGAGATTATTTAGCAGGAATTGTAAGTAAAGATGCATCAAGAAGGTATATCCTACCACCTGAAATAGTACAAGCTCATGATGATGGGTTGATTCATGTACACGATCTTGATTATCTTATTCAGTATATGAACAACTGCTGTCTTATTAATCTTGAGGATATGTTACAAAACGGTACGGTAATTAGCGAAACATTGATTGAAAAACCACATAGTTTTTCTACAGCATGTACAGTTGCAACACAAATTATTGCACAGGTCGCTTCAAGTCAGTATGGAGGACAGAGCATTTCTTTAGCACATCTTGCTCCATTCGTAGATATTTCAAGACAGAAAATTAAGAAAGAAGTAGAACATGAGTTATGTGACATTGCTAATACTCTTTTAGTAGGAAAAGAATTAGAGAATGTAATTAATAAAATTGCAGAAGAACGCTTGAAAAAAGAGATTGAAAAAGGTATTCAGACAATTCAGTATCAAATCACAACACTCATGACAACTAACGGACAAGCTCCATTTATTACATTATTTATGTATCTCAATGAAGCACATAATCAGAGAGAAAAAGATGATTTAGCTATGTTAATTGAAGAGGAACTTCGTCAAAGCTACCTTGGTGTAAAGAATGAAGAAGGTGTTTACATTACACCTGCATTTCCAAAAGTTATTTATGTTCTTCAGGAGGACAATATCCATGAAGAAGATAAATATTGGTATCTTACTGAGATGGCAGCTAAGTGTTCTATGAAGAGATTAACTCCTGATTATATCTCGGAAAAAATTATGAAAGAGATGAAAGATGGCAACTGTTATCCTGTAATGGGGTGTAGAAGTGCTTTAACAGTATGGCATGATGAAAACGGTAAACCGAAATTCTATGGACGCTTCAATTCTGGGGTTGTAACTGTATCATTGCCAGATATTGCATTATCATCAGGTGGAGATTTCAATGAATTTTGGCGTATATTTGACGAACGTACAGAGTTATGTCATAAAGCATTAAAGATTAGACATCGAAGATTACGTGGAACAAAGTCAGATGTTGCTCCTATTCTTTGGCAACACGGAGCATTTGCAAGACTTAAAAAGGGTGAACCAATTGACAAACTACTTTTTGGTGGCTATTCAACTTTATCCCTTGGTTATGCAGGACTTGCTGAATGCGTTAAGTATATGACTGGACATTATCATTGTGATGAGGGTATTGGAGAAAAATTCGGTCTTGAAGTAATGCAAGCATTGAATAATAAATGCTCTCAATGGAAAATAGATGAAAATATTGATTACAGCTTATACGGAACTCCATTGGAGGCAACTACGGAAAAGTTTGCAAAAAAACTAAAAGAGAGATTTGGCATTATTGAAGGAGTTACAGATCGTACATACATCACAAATTCTTATCATATCCCAGTATTTATACATATTGATGCCTTTGAGAAGCTTCGTATTGAAGCTAAATTCCAAAGATTAAGTCCAGGTGGAAGTATTTCATATATCGAGTGTCCAAATATGGAGAATAATATTCCTGCTGTACTTGAAGTGATAAAATTCATTTATAACAATAATATGTATGCTGAATTAAATACCAAGAGTGATTATTGTCAGAAATGTGGATGGAGCAAAGAAATCAAGCTTATTGATGAAGGTGGTAAGTTGATTTGGGAGTGTCCTAATTGTGGTAATAGAGATGTAAGAACTATGGATATTACTCGTAGAACTTGTGGATACAAAGGTACGGCACGTAATGGATGGAATCAGGGTAGACTTGGTGATATTCATGATAGAGTACCGCATCTTGACGATATTGAGGAGGAATAATATGAGATATTCAAGTATGCGCAATCTTGACATTTCTAATGGAGAGGGAGTTGGAGTCTCCCTCTTCGTCCAAGGTTGTCCATTTCGCTGTAAAAATTGTTTTAATTCTGATACATGGGATTTTAATGGTGGTAAAGAATGGACAGAAGAAATAAAAGATAGATTTATGAAATTAATTGATAGACCATATATTAAACGAGTATCATTTCTTGGTGGTGAGTGTTTAGCCGAACAGAACCTTGATGAAGTCCTCAAATTAGTCCAAGAAATCCGTATTTCTTTACCTGAGAAAACTATCTGGTTATATACAGGTTTTCGATGGAATTACATAATGAATTATCAACCTGTAGAAACAGATGATTTTGATTATATTGAAGAATCTTATAATGATGGATTGATGGAAAAACGCAAGCGGATAATTTCTTTATGTGATGTCGTGATAGACGGAGAATATATAGATGAGCAGAAAGATCTCACACTTGCTTATCGTGGTAGTAAGAATCAGCATGTTATTGATGTAAAGCAGTCTCTTGCTCAGAACAAAATGGTTTTATATTGCGATTAAAGGAGGTAATACAAATATGAAAATGGAAGATTTATACAAATTAAAGAAAGGCGATAAAGTTCTTGTTGAATGTACTGTAGAAGCAGTATTTGTTCAAAGCGGAATGGCAATGGTTAAGACAAGAGATTGCGACAATGGGTTTGATGCTTATGTGGATGAGATTAAAGGTGTTGTAAATGAATAGTATTATGGGGTTTCTGTTATTTTTTCTTGGAGTCATATTTGGCGCAATTATTGTATTTCTAGCTATATATCCAATAATAAAAGATATGTTTAATTATATTTTAGATATGAACAAAATTTTCAAAGACAAGGAGAATAAAACAAATGGAGAAAATTAAAATTAAATATTTTGATGAGGATATTGATAAAATTGAGAAAATCAGCAAAGGAGATTGGATTGACCTTCGTTCAGCCGAAACAATCCATCTGAAGAAAGGTGAATTTCGTCTAATCCCACTTGGAGTTGGAATGAAACTACCAGACGGATATGAAGCCAATATTGTACCACGTAGCAGTACATATAAAAACTTTAAAATCTTACAGACAAATTGTTTTGCAGTAATTGATAATTCATATTCGGGAGACGCAGATGAATGGAAACTTCCTGTGATTGCTATGGATGCCACAGTAATTCATAAAAACGATAGAATCTGCCAGTTCCGTATTAATAAAATTCAGCCAGAGATTGAGTTTGAGGAAGTAGAATGTTTAGATGAAACAAACAGAGGTGGTTTTGGTTCTACAGGACGAAAGTAAAGAGGTGATATACATAAAACAGGCGGTTGAAATTAAAGATAAAATAAATCTTACGATTCCAGAAGCATCAACATACTCTAATATTGGAGAAACAACAATTAGAAAATTGCTTTCCGAAAAAGCATGTCCCTTCCTATTAAAAGTAGGAAACAAACATCTAGTAAAAAGGGTTGAATTTGAGAAATATTTAGCTGGAAAGCATTTTATTTAATTTGGTAAAAAGAACTTTTGTGTGATATAATACAGTCATGCAAAAGTTCTTTGCCATATACAAGGAGGAAATACGATTGGGCAAAGATCTTAAAGGAAAAGAATTGGGACAAGGAATAATACAGAAAAAGAATGGGAGGTATGAAGCAAGATATATAGATAGATTTGGTAAAAGGGTATCAATTTCAGGCAGAGATCTAAAAGATGTTAAAAAGAGATATAATGAAGCGATTTACGAAAATGACAAGCAAATAAACGTAAAAGACAATATAACACTTGACGAATGGTATAAGAAATGGATGAACGTTTACAAGTTTGATATTATTCGTGAAAACACAAAAAGACATTATAATAATGTATATTATAAGCATATATCTCCGAGTCTTGGGAATTTTCAATTAGGAAGTATTACTCAATATCAAATCAAACAACTTATCAAAGAATTAAAGAGTAGTGGGTATCAATACGAAACGTGCAACAAGGTAAAAATTCTTCTTGTTGATATTTTTAACAAAGCTATGATTAACGAATATGTGCGAAAGAATCCAGCAAAAGGAATATCATTAAAAAGAGATGAAGAAAAAAATGTAAGAGTTTTGTCACAGGATGAACAAACGGTATTCTTTGATTGTTGTAAGGGAACATTTTATGACAATCTGTTTGTTACGGCAGTATCAACAGGAATGAGGATTGGAGAACTTGCTGCTTTAAGATGGACAGATGTTGACTGGGATAGTAGAGTAATTCATATAACTAGAACTCTCGTATATCAGAAATATGAAAGCGACAGTCAAAAGGAATATCATTTTGAAAAACCCAAAACAAGAACTAGCTTAAGAGATATACCAATCAACAGGCAGTGCGAAATAGCATTAAAGAAACAATTTGTTCAAAAGTCTATTGTTGCTGCCAAACAACCCATTACAAAGAAAATTGACGATAAGTATGCTGATTTGTTATTTACGTCAAAATTCAACACACCATTAAATTCTCAAGTTGTATGTCAAGCAATTAACAAAATTATAGAAGAGGTAAATCTTACAAAAGATTATCTGGATGAAATAGAACCATTCTCTGCGCATTGTTTTAGACACACATTTGCGACACGTTGTTTTGAAGCTGGTATTGCACCAAAAACAGTCCAAGCATATCTAGGACACGCATCTCTGCAAATGACAATGGATTTGTATACATCAGTTATGCCAAAACAGATGGAGACAGAGATGGATAAAGTGTCTAAGGAGCTTGATCGAATTTCAGAATATGGCGATGAATTAGCAGAAAAACAGTTCGAAAATATGGCTTCAAATAACAAAATTGTTTCTTTTCGTGGAGATTCAATGGTGGTATAATTGGTACTCGTGGAGACAAATCTTGTAAAATGGCTTAAAATCAACATTTGTAACATTAGTTTTTTGACTTTATGAGTATCTTATTACGTTTACCAGCAGACACCGTATGAGTTTATCAATACCGATGAAATCATTGGGAAATAGGGCAGCCGTTATGGGTTGCAGTTTTTACAAGGGGAATATCCGTCTTTGATCAATTTCTTGCGGAGCCCCTTGTATTTTTTTCGGTTTTTACTGCTCATCTGCTTTACCGAATAACAGTTCGGTTTGTGGAATTTTTTGGTGTTAGTATTTAAAATATAGACCGCGGATGCGTGTTCCTTTGCAGAACTATTATGGGAATTCTGGTTATTTTTTCCATTCAGATGACTGTCACCGGTGGCATAATCTATGGCAACACCCGGCTGTACATTGTAGCAGTAGGTACAAAAACAAATGCCCTTTCCCTGATCCTCCACAGAATAAGCTTCCATCAGGACACCGGAAGCGACCAGGTTACTGCCCTCAAAAACCGGTGTCACGCGGTATAAGACATGGTTATTGGTTTTGTCTATATATCGTGCGGTTTTTTCCTCATAAGGAAGCATGCCTTCATTGTTCATGTAGCGGGTGCCGGTGATCAGGTTCTTTTTATTGGCATTTTCCGCAGTAAGGCAGTAGGCGATGAGGTGGCAGCGGTTATACAGATAGTTGCCGTCCACGACACCGGTGTATTTGACGGTGTGCCAGCCGGATGGCCGGATCTGACCGATTTCCCCGCGCGCTTCGGTCGGCATGGTGTCTTTGCTCACATTGGCATAGGCCACACCGCATCGTCCGAGCTTGTCGAGTTTATGGTAGGATTCAAAAGTGTTGGTGTTTTGCTTTTCCCGGCTGGTGAAATATGGTTTATTTCCATGTGCAGCAACAGAAGATTTTCCACTGTATTTTGGTACTTCTTTGATGGAAAAACGGTCTTTTGTGTTCTTTTGGGCAGCCTGTGCAGTCGTGATAAGCGCTGCAGAATCAGAACTTGTATCAGAAATGAATGGTACAGGTACGAAAGCTACGGAAAAGGCAAGTAAAACAGCAAGCAAAGAAGTCCTGCATTTTGTGAAGTGTAATCGTTTCATGGGATTTCCTCCGTATTCCGTTATGATTTGTTTTCTATAGTATAACATAAAGTAAAGAATTTTTGGAAAAAAAGAAAAAATCCCATAGATTGGAAACGTCAGTTTCGTATATTCTGATGTTGTAAGCGGAACTGTTTCGGTGTCATCTGATAGCGTTTTTTAAAGGTACGGATCAGATGGCTGCAATCGGCAAAGCCTGTTTCTCCCGCAATATAACTTAAATCATGCCCGGTAAATAAAAGGAGATTTTCCACTTTGCTCAGCCGCACAAATTCGATATACTGCTTGCAGCTTTGTCCATAGTATTTACGGAACTGCCGGGCAAAGTAAGAATAACTCATATGATACGTGCGTGCCAGAGATTCAATGTTGATATTTTCCTGGGAATGATCATCGATATACATCAAAACATTCTGCATCGCTTCTTCCTCCACTTCCGGGATCTGATCCGTATCAAAAGAAATTCCCTGTTCCAGCCAGAAACGTAGCAGTTGTACGATCAGCCGGGCGAACTGGGCATAAACACAGGCATCATATCCGTAGCGTTTTTCCTGAACCTCTTTTAAGATATCCGTGAAAAACAGTTCAGCAGGAAAATCGGGCAGGTTGTCCGAATCAAAAACCAGCGGAGGGTTTGTGCTGTTTAAGATCTGGTGAAAGGCAAAGTTTAAATTTGGCAGATAATTCTCGGAAAGTTTTATGCGGTTGAGATTGAATTTACAGCAGATGTAAACATAGGGCTTATCATCGGTATGATAGATGGAGTGCATTGCCTGCGGAGGAAATACAATAAAGGCTCCTTTTTTCAGGAGACAGGTATTGTCATTACAGCTGACCGTTACAGATCCTTCCTGCACATAGACAAGTTCCAGAAAATAGTGCCAGTGGGAGGAAACGGGACCTTCCCAGTATCCGGTGCCACAGCAAAAAGCTTCAATAGGAGAGCGCAGCATATCACTGTATTCAAATAAATTTTCGTTCATATGACCCCCTGGTACTAAGACAAAAATCATAAAAATAGAATAGATTTGTTCTATTTTTATGTGATTGTATTATATCATAATTCAAAAATAATTGATACAATAACAGAAATTTGACAAGAAAGACAGTGGGGGCTTGTGATGAAAGTGAAAAAAGAAACATTGTTTCCAAAGACAAAAATACAGTGGCTGTGGGAAAATATGAAAGGCAGACGTGTATTATATGTGATCGGCATGCTGGGAACCGTTGTCTATAATATATTGCAACTGACGGTTCCGTATTATTCCGGAAGAATTGTGGATCTGTTTTTAAGTGGGGCAGATGCGTGGAAAAATATGAGAACGAATAGCGGTTTGTTCTATCATCTGCTCATCCTGATGATTGTATTTACCGTACTTCGCGGTGTGATTGTCTATGGAGACTGCATGATTTACGAGCATGTGTCACAGACGGTACTGTACCGTGTGCGCAATTTTTTGTATGACAAAATCCAGAGGCAGGATATGACCTTTTACAGCACATATCGTACCGGCGATCTGATGACGCGTGTTACGGGCGATCTGGATGCGGTGCGCCACATGGTTGCATGGGTGATCCGCATGGTGATCGAATCATTTTCCCTGTTTGGTGTGGTGGCAATATACTTCTTTTATATGAACTGGAAAATGGCTCTGAGCCTGTTAATTATTTCGCCGTTTGTGTTTTTTATCATTTATCTGTTCAAAAACAAGGTGGCACCGATGCATGCGAAACTGCGTGAAAAACTGGCACAGATGAACACCTATGCGCAGGAAAATATTTCCGGAAACCGTGTGGTAAAAGCGTTTGCCAGGGAAGCGTATGAAATTGAAAAATTTGACCGGGCAAACAAAGATTATGCAGAGACGAACAAAGAAACCAGCATGGTATGGCTGAAATTTTTCCCATATGTGGAAAGCATTGCAAACCTTATGCCGGTAGTGATGCTGGCCGTGGGCGGTGTCTTTTTAATTCGGGGCGAACTGACGATGGGAGATTATGTGGCATTTTCCGGACTGATCTGGGCAATTGCCAACCCAATGCGCCAGATGGGAAATATCATGAATGAATTTCAGCGGTTCTCGGCCGCATCCAAAAAGGTGATGGAGATCTATTATTCCGAACCACAGATCAAAGATGCTTTGGATGCAGCTGCACACCCGAACCGCTTTGACGGGAAAATCGAATTCCGGGAGGTATCCTTTCAGTATGAAGATGGGGATCTTCCGGTGCTGCATGATATCTCTTTTACCGTAAAACCGGGGGAGACCATTGCAATCATGGGAGAAACCGGCTGCGGAAAGACTTCCCTGATCAACCTGATCCCGCGGTTTTATGAGCCGACGAAAGGGGAAGTGCGGATCGATGATATACCGGTGCAGAATTTCAGACTGTCCGACCTGCGCAAACAGATCGGACTTGCCACACAGGATGTGCTGTTGTATTCCGATACGATCGAGGGAAACATTGCCTACGGAGACAGCAGCATTGATCTCGAAGAAGTGGAAAAATTTGCAAAATATTCTGCGGCATCTGATTTTATCTCAAAGATGCCGGAAGGATATGATACAGTGGTCGGAGAGCGTGGCGTAGGCCTTTCCGGCGGACAGAAACAGCGAATTTCCCTGGCAAGAGCACTGGCGGTGCGGCCTTCGATTCTGATTCTGGACGATACGACCTCTGCGGTGGATATGGAAACGGAAAAACAGATTCAGGAAGCACTGCGGCATCTGGATTTTTCGTGTACGAAGGTAATTATCGCACAGCGGATTTCCACTACGATGATGGCGGATAAGATTCTGGTGATGCAGCATGGACGGATCACGGAGATGGGAAATCATGAGGAACTTATGGCAAAAAAAGGATATTATTACGAACTGGTACAGCTGCAGACCGGCGAAGACCTGGTATAGGGGGTGAGACAATGGCAAAGAATACATATAAGCAGGATGAAATCCTGGAAGAACCGTTTGATATCCGGCATCTGCTCCGGGCGTCATCCTATATCAAAAAATATCGCAGGGGTATGATCCTTGCAATCGTCCTCAGCGGAATCGGAGGAGCGTTCGGGTACGTGGCACCGATGATTATTCAGCGGGCACTTGATATTGCGGTGCCTGATAAAAATATGAGACTGTTATTTTCCCTGGTGGCGGCGCTGATTGCCATCTATGTGGTCAGCGTGATTTTTACCACGATCCGCAGCCGCATCATGGTGGATGTCAGTCAGAATATTATTTATGATATCCGCAAGGACTTGTTTGAACATCTGCAGGAACTTCCGTTTCAGTATTACGACGACAGACCGCATGGAAAGATTCTGATCCGGGTGGTCAATTATGTCAATTCGGTATCGGATATGTTGTCAAACGGACTGATCAATATCGTGCTGGAAGCATTTAATCTGCTGTTTATTATTATTTTTATGTTTATGGTAGATGTGCAGATGGCACTGGTCGTGTTGTGTGGAGTTCCCGTGCTTGCCGTCTTTATGTTCTGGATCAAAAATAAGCAGAGAAAGGCGTGGCAGGCCGTATCCAACAAGAACTCAAACTTAAATGCGTATCTGCAGGAAAATATTGTAGGTGCCCGGATTACACAGATTTTTGCACGTGAGGATGAAAATGCAAAAATCTTTAACGGACTTTCCAAAGAATGCAGACGGACCTGGAATACCGCTGTGCGCTACTCAAACCTTGTATGGCCGGGCATTGATACCATTTCGGTGTTTGTCCGTGCTGCCATCTTTTTGTTTGGCCTTGTCATTTTCGGGCAGGGAAATAAGTCGCTGGGAACGATCGTGGCGATTTCCAGTTATGCTTCGTATTTCTGGCAGCCGATCATGAACCTTGGAAATATATTCAACAATTTTATCAATAATATCGCTTATCTGGAACGGATCTTTGAAACCATCGATGAGCCGGTTACCGTAAAAGATGCAGAGCATGCGATCAAGATGCCAAAGATCCGGGGGAAAGTTACGTTTGACCATGTGACCTTTGCATATGATGAGACAAAAACGATATTAAAAGACGTATCCTTTACGGTAAATCCCGGGGAGAGTGTTGCACTTGTAGGACCGACCGGGGCCGGAAAAAGTACCATCGTCAATCTGATTTCACGGTTCTACAATGTCAATGACGGAAAGGTACTGATCGATGATCAGGATATCGCAGATGTGACCATTCATTCTCTCCGTGCGCAGATGGGGATTATGATGCAGGACAGTTTTATTTTTTCGGGAACAATTGCAGATAATATCCGGTACGGAAAATTGGATGCCACACAGGAGGAAATTGAAAAAGCGGGAAAAATTGTCTGTGCCGATCCGTTTATCCGGGAAATGCCAAAAGGATATGAAACACAGGTGCGGGAGCGTGGGTCCATGCTTTCCCAGGGACAGAAACAGCTGATTTCTTTTGCGAGAACACTGCTTTGTGACCCGGCAATTCTGATTTTGGATGAGGCAACTTCCAGCATTGATGTGCAGACGGAAAAAGCATTACAGACCGGATTAAACCGTATGCTTAAGGGCAGGACGTCCTTCATTATTGCGCACCGGCTCTCCACGATCCGTGGCTGTGACAAGATCATGTATATTGATGACGGTGGAATCGCAGAGGCGGGAACGCATGAAGAACTGATGAAAAAGAAAGGCAGATATTACAAACTGTATACGGCACAGAAATCTTTGCACTAAAATAAACGAAAAGAGCCAAAAGTACTAGGAATTATCCCCCTTTTATGTTACCATAATAAATGCAATTATTATGAACAGAAGGGGGATACTTATATGGCAAAAGAACTAGTTGCGATGTTGCTTGCCGGAGGCCAGGGGTCCAGATTATATGCACTGACACAGAAGCTTGCAAAGCCTGCAGTTCCGTTTGGGGGAAAGTACCGTATCATTGATTTTCCACTGTCGAACTGCGTAAATTCAGGAATTGATACGGTGGGTATTTTGACCCAGTATCAGCCGTTTGTATTAAACGAGTATATTGGAAATGGCCAGCCGTGGGATCTGGATCGTCTTTACGGAGGCGTGCATGTACTTCCACCGTACCAGAAAGCATCGGGGTCTGACTGGTACAAGGGTACGGCAAATGCCATTTATCAGAATATTGCTTTTATTGAGCGCTATGATCCGCAGTATGTGATTATTCTTTCCGGAGACCAGATCTGCAAACAGGATTACAGTGATTTCCTTGAGTTCCACAAGCAGAAAGGGGCAGAATTTTCTGTCGCAGTCATGGAAGTGCCGTGGGAGGATGCTTCCCGTTTCGGCCTGATGGTAGCAGACGAGGATGACAAGATTACCGAGTTCCAGGAGAAGCCAAAGGAACCGAAGTCCAATCTTGCATCCATGGGAATTTACATATTTAACTGGGATATTTTAAAAAAATATCTGATCGAGGATGAGGCTGACCCGACTTCCGAGAATGATTTTGGAAACAATATCATTCCAAATCTTCTGCGTGACGGAAGAAAGATGTATGCCTATCATTTCAACGGATACTGGAAGGATGTAGGAACGATTCCGTCTCTGTGGGAAGCAAACATGGAAGTGCTTGATCCGGAACATAGCGGCATCAACCTGTTTGATGAAAACTGGAAAATTTACAGCAGAAACAGTGGTATGACCGGTCACCGGATCGGAGAGAATGCCGTGCTGGATAACTGTCTGATTACCGATGGATGTAACATCAAGGGTACCGTCAGACATTCCATCCTGTTTTCCGGTGTCACGGTGGAAGAAGGCGCCATTGTAGAAGATGCCGTTGTCATGGGACACTCCATGATCAAGGCAGGTGCGGTTGTCAGACACTGTATCATTGCAGAAAATGCGACCATCGAAGAAGATGCGGTTGTGGGAGCAAAACCAAAAGGGGAAGGAATTGGAGAAGTTGCCACAATTGCAGCGGATGTAACGATCGGAAAAGGAGCAAAAATTGGTCCGAGCGCTATGATTTATGAAGATGTGAAGGAGGGTGAGGAGCAATGTTAAATTCAAAGACAGAGGCATTGGGAATTATTTTCCCGAACAGCTATGATGCAATGGTGCCGGATCTGGTTTCGGAGCGCCTCATGGCATCCATTCCATTTGCCAGCAGATACCGCATGTGCGATTTTATTCTTTCCAGCATGGTACACAGCGGAATTGACAATATTTCCATTATCGTAAGAAAAAATTACCATTCCCTGCTGGATCATCTCGGCGCCGGCCGTGAGTGGGATCTGGTCCGCAAAAACGGAGGCCTGAATATTGTTCCTC